AAGCCGAATTGGCCGCCATCAACATCGAGCGTCACTCCTTCCACGGCGAGTGGAACTATACAATCAAACCAAAAAAGAAACCTCATTGAAGCGATTATTACGCGTCAGACCCTAAGTGCACGTGAGACGTTACCACCACGAGCGACGCAACGTCTATTTCGGAGCCAGCGGCTTCTCCGCGGCTAACAAAGCCGACGCTGCATCTCTGGCGCATTCACTAACAACCGACTTATTAGGAGACATAAATGCGAGACGTAATTCTGGCAGCCGCCGGCGCGGTCGCGGACGAGACCGCTGTGCCTGGCTTGGAAGCGCCTGAGCCTACACACGCGAGCGAAACCGCGTGGCGTCGCCTTCACAAGCGTCTATGGGCTCTGCGGCGACACCTTCTGGGACGACCTGATCGACCACGCGGAGGTTCGTGACACCTATCGCTACCAGGAGGGCGTTCGTCTCCGCGAGGGGGTGGTGTTCTCGACCCTCAAATATGGCGGGATCACCTTCGAGAACTATAGCGGCTGGATCGGCGGCGGCGCAGATACGGGCGACACCGTGACGCCGTTCATCGATCCGAACGAGGCGCATTTCTTTCCGCTGGGAACGCCCAATCTATTCAAGACGTTCTTTGCGCCGGCCGACTACATCGAGACGGTCAATACGCTGGGTCTGCCGCGCTATGCCAAGGCAATCCCCTCGGACAACAACAAGTCCGTCCGGCTGGAAATGCAGACTAATCCGCTCTCACTCTGCCTGCGGCCGCGCGCCCTGATCAAGGGCCTGCATCACTGATGGGTTCGTCTAAGCGTTATCACACTAAGTGTTATCAGACCAACCGTTCGTAGACCGTCGCAAGGTCTGTGTTAGGACGGGAGCGGACCTCCGTGCCGGAGCTGACGACACGAATGACTAGGCCTATCGTGCCGCTCAGGTTACCGCTACCTTTTGCCCGGCGTTCCGGGTTTATAGGGGAAATGTTGGTTTGTTCCTGCGAGCAGAGGCGCGTTCGTTTGACCAACGTGTTGTTATCACGGCGCTGGGCCTCGCGCAGATTCTCGCCTGGGGCACGTCGTTCTATTTTCCCGCCGTATTCGCCAGCCCAATCGTGGCGGAGACGGACTGGCCACTCAGTGCGGTCGTCGGCGGCACTTCGGTCGGACTGCTCGTCGCCGGGTTGATCTCCCCGCAGGTCGGGCGCCTCATTGACCTGCATGGCGGGCGGCCGATACTGATGGCAAGCTCATTGTTCTATGCCGCCGGACTCGCAGCAATCGCAATGGCGCCAGCGTTGCCAGTTTATTTTGCCGCCTGGGTGCTGGTCGGCATTGGCATGGGCACCGGGCTTTACGATGCAGTGTTTGCCGCACTTGGCCGGCTCTATGGCCGCGAAGCACGCGCTCAGATTACTAATCTCACGCTATTCGGCGGCTTCTCCAGCACCGTCTGTTGGCCTTTGAGCGCCTTCTTAATCGACCAAGTCGGCTGGCGCTCGGCCTGTTTGATCTATGCTGGACTGCATCTTCTCGTCGCGCTGCCGCTACAGATAACGGTGATCGGTCGGGTACCGAATGTTGCAACGAAGGTCACAGGACCTGAAACGTCAAACCCGGAACCGAGGCGTGCGGCGCATGAAAACGCGATCTTTGCACTATTGGCGGTCATACTCTCACTTGCCGCCGGCATCGGCTCAATTGTCGTAGTGTATCTGTTGATCTTCCTGCAATCGAGAGGTGCGGACTTCGCCGTGGCAGTCGGCCTCGGCGCGTTATTCGGTCCGGCGCAGGTGAGCGCACGCGTCGTGGAGAGGCTGTTCGGCAATCGCTACCATCCAATCTGGACTGTCGTCGGCTCCTGCGCACTCATGGCGATTGGGCTGTTGATGCTCCTCGCTCACTTTCCGATCCTGGCGCTGGTGATCCTGCTTTACGGGGCAGGCTACGGCATTTCCTGGATCGGGCGTGGCACGCTGCCGCTGGCGCTTTTCGGACCGGTGCGCTTTCCGCAGTTAATGGGCAAGCTCGCCTTTCCGAGCCTGATCGTACAGGCACTGGCGCCATTAGCCGGCGCACTTTTGATGAAAGCAACTGGAATCGACGCGACCATCGGTGTTCTGACACTGCTGGCGTTGATCAATGTGCTGCTGATCGGCATACTGTGGGCGTTATGCCGGCCGCACCTGTCGAGCGTATGACGACTGTCATAAACCGCTTCTCTTCCGTCTCAACTCATCGATCATGTATCATGACGCACTTCTCGCAGGCCTGGGCCGCGCGGCAACCCCAACTTGATCGTATGTTCGCCGAAACAATCCGCCTCGTTCCGATGCGAGCCGGCGGCTATGCAGCCGGCGCTCCTGATCCAGACCGCATCGAACGACAGGTCCCGGCGATCATCACGGAAACGCCCCAGCGCATGCGTGCTGTCGAGAATTCCGTTGGTCGCGATTTCGACCGTATGGTGGTTATGGCCGACACAGTCGCCAGCATCGACCAGGCCACGCTCGCCGCCAATTTGCCGAAGGCGGGCGATCTCGTCATTGCGATCGATCGGCCCGGTACTCCGAGCTTCGAGATCACGACGGTGGAGAGTGACGGGCTTTCTCGCATCCTGCTGTCGTTGGTGAGGTTGCCATGAGCCTAGCCGTCGCTGCCATCAAGATTGCGGCGCTGCGATCGCTCAAGGGGCGCACATCAGCCGGTCAGGCGGTCTTCGACAGCGCGGTCGAGCCGTTCGATGCGCTGCGTGAGCAAGGAGCGCCGGTCGTGGTGATCTATTGCGACTCGGGCAAGCGCGATGTGCAGGGTCGTGATCTGTTTGGCGCAAGACAAGTCATCGATCTCGCCTTCGACCTGTTCGTTGCCCAGGCGGTGACGGTGGATGCCGGCGAAATGGCGATCCAGATTCCGGCCTCCGACGAGGGCAACGAAATTTATCTGCGCAGCCTTGCTTATGAGGTGGAAAAGGTCTTGCTCTCCGAGCAATCGATCTGGCCGGAGCTGTTCCGCCGGCTGTGGTTTTGCGCCTCCGATCGCGATTTATGCGAGTGGGATCGCGGTGCGATTGCCGACAAAGGACGCCGCCAGGCGCTGTTACGCGCGATCTATAAAGTCGAGACGATCGCCGACCCAACCCCGGGCGCCGAGCCCGAAGGCGTATGGGCCGATCTTCTCGTCACCATGGAAGCGGAAGAAGAGCTCTCCGATCTTGCCCGGTACTGGCGGCAACTGATCGCCGGCACAATCGTGCCGGACTGGCGTCAGGCACAAGCGGCGCTGGGCCTGACGCGAGCTGGGGTTCGGGGCATCGGCGTTGCGTCTGAAGATGACATCGAAACCGCGGAAGCAGCCGTAGCCGCTGAAATTGATGTGTTCGTTGAAGACGCCAGCAAAACGCTGGTCATCGCACCGGAGTCATAAAGAGCTGCCTTTGCTGCTGGACTGAGACCTTGTCTGCCCGTCAGCTGTTCGTACCGACGCTAAGCGACCCGCCTCCGGCAATCACAAGTTTCAGAGTGCGACTCGCAGACCCATGCGTTCCGGGCAAACCATTCGTGTGAAGTACCGCACGACGGACAAAACGAGCTACCGAAGAAGACCAGCATGGAAGCGAATCTCGCACGGTCCATGTGGATACCCGTCGTAACGGGCTTCCCCGTTTTCGGGCAGCGGATCATCAATTCACCCACCGCCACCTGCATCGCAGAATTTATGGAGATGGCTTTAGATAATCGGCGTCCATGAATGCAGTGTGAAGCCGCCGTAGTGATTTCGCGGCCAAAGGCCTTCGCGTCGCACAAAGTCGCGTCGCGCCACACTGCACTCTAGATAAACCGGATCGGGAGAGAAAAATCGCTGCTTGCTACCGATAGGGTCTGCCGCGCCGAGTGCGAGCTTTGGGCCCAGAGGGGCGCATCGCGATGTAGAAAAAACTGTCGCCTTTACAAGGTGAGCGGTCCCCGAACAATCTGATCTCATGACCCGCGGAGACTACAGCAAAACCCTCAACGGTATCGTCCTCGACAAAGGCTGTCGCGGTGAAGCTCATCTCGCTATCGCTGAGCATGGACGATTTCCTCCACACCCTTATCCCTGCACGGGACGCCCCATTGGGAAGATCTCCACGCGATCATGGAAACATGATTCGCACAAGTAGCAATCAGCGATACCCACTACGTGGCAAAACGGACCGAGCAAGTGAGCTTTGCTGATCAGCTGATGGGCAAATCTTCCCAATCCGCGCATGCTTCCGCGAGCCCCGAGTTTTGATACATCTCCGTCGATGAGCCGTGGAGCAGTACTCTGTGTCGGCCGAAATTCTCGAACTGCTCACGCACATTGCCGAGGTCGAGCGCAAGCTCGACTCGATGTTTCGGCACGGCGCGGTGCACGAGCGCAAGAAGATTGAGGGGCGCTGGTTCGTCAGGTTGAAGATCGGCGGGACCGACGACGAGCCCTTCCTGTCGCCGTGGATTCCCTATTCATCGCCGAATGGCGGGCCGCAGGGTCTCAACCTGCACCGCGTTCCGTCACAGGGCGAGCAACTCACCATGTTGTCGCCGGCCGGGGATTTCCGTCAGGCGGTCGCCGTGCCCCTGTTCTGGTCTGACGATCATCCGGCGCCGTCGGAGCAGGCGGATGCACTTGTCGTGACGCATCCACGATTCCGGCTGGAGATCGAGAACGGCGTGCTCACCATCGAATGCGAGAGATTTAATCTTAAGGGACGCGACGGCGGCGGCATTTCGATGGTCGACGGCAAGCTGACGCTGAAGGAAGACATCATCGAGACCGACGGTGAGACACGCCTCGACAAGGGAAGCAAGCAGGTGCATCGCGTCCAGGATCATGACAGCCGCGGCGACGTT